AGACCCGCAGGCAACAACGCAGACGAACCCAAACTAGAAGAAATAGCCATCAGATAGTGCGGTCCCAACCCGTGATAGTCACAGTCACCTTAGAAGCCGTATCCGACAAACCCTGCACAGTTTCAGCAGCCTCCAACACAAGCCCAGTATCCAACACAATCGTGTCGTAACCAGCAATCGGCAGATTATATGTGAAGCAGTTAGCCGCAGTCGCAGCCGTACCACGAGCCAGTGTAATCAACCTGTCCACTCCATCCGTGTTGCAAATCACAATCTGCTTAATTGTGTACTGGCGACCAGCAGGCACAGTAAACAAAGTTGTCGTTGAAGTACCCACCTGCGTAGGAACAGTCAACATTTTAGGGAATACATCACCACTAGCCATTAGAACTCCATGTTCATCATTGTGTAAGTCATTAGATTACTTGTTGTTTGTGTCGGTGCAGACGGTCCAGTAGCACCCGTAGGTCCTGTCGCTCCTGTTGGTCCTGTCACTGTGGATGCTGCACCTGTCGCTCCCGTTGGACCAGTAGGACCTGTGGGTCCCGTAGCCCCGTCAACACCAATAGTTCCATTAGTACCTGTAGCACCCGTTGGACCAGTAGGTCCTGTGACTCCTTGTGCGCCCGTCGGTCCAGTCGGACCTGTGGCTCCATCAACACCAATGATTCCGTTTGTTCCAGCAGGACCAGTCGGACCTGTCGGTCCTGTAACTGTACTGGCTGCACCTGTTGCCCCTGTGGGACCAAGAGGTCCAGTAGGTCCAGTTACGGTTGAGGCTGCACCAGTGGGACCTGTAGGTCCCGTTGGTCCAGTAACTCCTTGTATTCCTTGTGAACCAGTTGGACCAGTAACACCCTGCACTCCTTGAATACCTTGGATACCTTGGATACCTTGGATGCCTTGTGCGCCTGTTGGACCTGTCGGTCCTTGAATGCCCTGAGAACCTGTTGGTCCAGTGACCATAGAAGCCGCACCAGTAGGTCCAGTCGGACCAGTAACCATTGACGCTGCGCCCGTAGGTCCTGTCGGACCAATTGCGCCAGTAGGACCAACAATACCCTGAGGACCTGTTGGTCCAGTAGGTCCAGTTGGTCCTAAGGGACCAACATTGGCTGCGGAGACAACCGAGACGGAATTACCAGCAATAACACCATTCGTGACACTGGTTAGTTGGACAACAATGTTAGTAGTTGTACTAGCCATTAAACTCTACTTACATCAGCAAGGATTGTGCATTTCCCAGAAAGAATAGTGTTAACAACACCACCTTCGGTGCGTTGCAAATCCCAATACGCAGGACCAGCAGTTAAAGCAGCACTAGCAATAGGAGTCATGGTAAGAGTAACCACACCATTGATAGCGTCAGTGACAACACAAGTAAAGGATGCTGCAACAGTAGCCGCATCCCGTTCGTAACGGACCTGAGATATAAAAGTGCTACTAGAAAGATTAATAGCCACATTGGCAGAGTCCTTTAAAGATATGACAAAAACTTCCGTGTCACCACGCATAATTTTAATATTTTGTGTTGCAGGAACCATACTAATGCCTAATCTGTTCTAAAGTAATTCATACGGTGAACCTTTATAGGTTCTTCTTCAAACCAACACTCAGGACATTCCCTGAGTGAGTTTGGAAACTCACACCCACATTCGGGGCACTCAGTCTGCTTTTCCACCAGATTCCAACCGAGCAATCTGCTCCGCACCAGCGACACTAGCAATCAATTCCTCTAGGTCCTTATCTGAAATTTCATTAAGAGACTGAGTATGGGTAATATTAACCTGTTGAGGAGCCAGTTTGTTTGTAGCCTGAAGATACAACTGAGCAGCCTTGTTGTCCCCACCGAGCGCACGCTGGTATATGGTGTCCATGAGTTTCTGGGTGCGCTCAGGGCTACCTTGCAAATCCTCCACCCGTTTCTGCCATTCCTGTTTAAAGTATGGTTTCTTCTGCCAACGGCGTAATGTTGCGCTGTCCACGCCTTCTTGTTTGGCATAGGCTTCTTGGGTGGATGGCTGCCTCATGGGGGCAGGCACTATTAGCCAGTTAAGGTATTTTTCTTGGCGTTCATCTATGTGGCTGGATTCCATACAAATAGTGGGTTTGTTCCTTGACCACGGAGCGTGGTTATTTAACCACTCTCTGCTAGGGAACAGCGGGGGGGATTATAGGGGGGGTATGGCGAATACTGGAACTTGCGTTCGTAAGATAAGCAAGTGCTAGTGATTGTTACTACTAGGGATAGTAGTATTGTAAACAAACAATGGTTTGTTTACCCATAGCCATAATGCGTGGACAAAAGAGTGGGGCTAAAGTCTTATGGCTTATAAGCATGATATAGACAAAATTGCTCCTTGGACAGAGGTTAAGGTAAGATGGAGAGATGCATACAGTCCAGCGTCAGGCTGGCATGACACGCATGATTATGAACCGATTGACAGCATTGCAACTACGACTGGTAGGTTATGGGTTGAATGTCAGGAGCATTACATTACTATTGTTGGCACTATCTTTGAGTCTGAGTTACCTAATCCCGAAACCGTTGGGGACATTAACCACATACCTATTGATTGGGTTTTGGATGTTGAAATCCTACCAGTTTCACAAGCGTACAAGGAATTATAATGAAAAAAACACATAAAATGCCTAATGGTAAAGTCATGGCAGGAGCAAAACACCCCACACCAGTCTGGGAAAAAAAGAACCCCAAAAGCAAATCCACACCATTGTCCCCAGCACAAAAGGCTAGTGCCAAAGCACGAGCCGCCAAAGCAGGACGACCATACCCTAACCTTGTTGACAACATGGCAGCCTCACGAAAGAAAAAGTAATGGCAGCCAAAAAGAAAACAGCAGCATGGACAAGAGCAGAAGGCAAAAACCCCAAAGGTGGATTAAATGCTAAAGGACGGGCATCCTATAAAGCACAAACAGGTGGCACCTTAAAGCCACCCGTCTCGGCAAAGCAAGCAGCCAAATCACCCAAGTCAGCAGCCCGACGCAAATCCTTCTGCGCCAGAATGGGCGGAATGGAAGGACCAATGAAAGACTCCAAAGGACGCCCCACCCGCAAAGCACTAGCACTCAAAAAATGGGACTGCTAATAATACTCGGACAAACTAATCTCCTCTAAGAAGAATCCTTCTCCTCTAGCATAACTGGCAGTGCAACGGACTGTTAATCCGTCAAGTCTTGGTTCAAGCCCAAGGGGGAGAGCAACACTAGGGGTATCCCAGCCCCCTCCAGAACCCCTCAAAATAACGCATCGGCTCTGGACTGCTTAGTACTTAGACACATGCACCCCCGTACCCCCCCATGCCCCCCTAGCGCACAGGGAGTTAGCAGTGGGATAGTGTTGGTGGCATTGGATTATGGTCCGATTATGGTCACAATTATAGGCAAAAAATAGAATGCATTCATCGTGCACGCCCATAACTGCGTACCGTGCGCATGTATGAGGCGCATGTATTTCCAGTGACACGAGAATGGTGCGCATTATGTGTGTGATTCGGCGCATGGGCAGGACGATGGAATCGTTGTGATGGGGCGTCTGTAGGCAAGGCGAGGCAGTTTCTGGAATTTTTTTTTCCTATATGCCATAAGGGTTATCCAGTGGTTACTGAAAATAATGCTTGACAATTGGAAAAGTATCGGTGCATGATGTTGGGGCAATTCAGTGCATCCAGCATTGAACTTGAGTCATGGTCACAGGATGAGCCATGACGGTATCCACCGCAGTAACGGGATGTTCTGCTGGTGGAGCCATAGTAGGTAGCGATGCGGTGATTCCGTCTGAGGCTTGCTAGTGCTTATACGATTTAACAGGTAATACTCCTGTCCTTGCATGATTGGTTGCTTGGACAAGAGTTCTGTTCTTACTGTCACGGTAGATAGGCGACAACCCTTTAGGGGTTGTTGGGACCGTCCTTAATTCGTGTCGTCAAGGTGATAGTCACACACCTCTTAATGGAGTTAAGAGGTGTGAAAGGTGCGATTCCTTTACCTTGTACCACTACTAAAGTAGTGACCTTATCCTTATTTAATTTACTGGAGGTAAATTATGACTACAACAGCAAAATTCACGAAGAAGCCCTTAGGGGCTTATGCCGCTGATGAATGGATTACAGAATTCACTGCCGACAACGGAGTTGTCGTTCGGGAAGTTTGTGTAGAGTTCTCTCATGAGACCTACGGTCCAGTTGGTTCCGAAGTTGACACATTCCATGATTCTGTCTTTGTAAAGACTGAATGGGTTTCATACGATTTCTAGGACTTGTCCTAGCCTTATAGATACCACCTTTGGTGGTGACCAGAATCGCCCTATCATAATTACTGGAGGTAATTACAATGGCTAATCCAAAACCAACTATCTTATTTGTAGATAAATCTACAAACCGAGTCACTTATTGTGACCATCTCGGAGTCACGAGAACCGATAGGTTCTCGTTTATGCCGAAGAACGGTCAAACCGCTGCTTTATCCTTTATAGGATATAAATTTACTGGTCGTCCTCCTATGCATTTCACTAGTGAAGAACTGGCTAATGCTTGGACAACTGCTTTAGCAAATTACAACCCAATACCAACTACTGAATCGGAGATTCCAGTGCCACCAAAACCAACTAGTTATGAAGGTCGTTCCGACCGTCAAGCCCAAGACCATGCTTCACCGAAAATTGTGGTCAATAACACCACTTCTAGTGGTGGTATGGATGATTTTATGAAGCAACTTATTGCTCAAGTTCTTGGGGACTTTGTCCCTGAGGTTGACGCTAGTAAGGTTGCTGAAATCGTAAACGATTCCATTAAGGAACCGCTTGAGATTATGGCTAAAGCCACTGCCGAAGTTGCAGACCTACGGTCTGCTGTTGACCGTCTCCGTCCTAAGGTTACTCATGTTACCCTTGGTAACAATGAGAGAAATGAACTTGAGGGTATTCAGCATAATATGTTTGCTAAGGTACTTAGCACCATCAGCAACGGCAACCATCTCTACCTAGTAGGTCCTGCTGGAACTGGTAAGTCAACCATTGCAGAGAACGCTAGTCAAGCCTTAGGGCTTGGTTTTAGTAGCAAGTCCTGCTCTAGCCAGTCAACCGAGGCTAGTCTTTTGGGTTATATGTCAGCCACTGGTGGTTATGTCGGAACTTCGTTCCGTACTGCTTACGAAACTGGTCAAGTGTTCCTACTGGATGAGGTTGACAACGGCAATCCAAATATTCTCACTGTTCTTAACAGTGCATTGTCCAACTCTTTCATGGCATTCCCTGATGGAATGGTAACTCGTCACAAGAACTTTGTTCTTGTTGCTACTGCCAATACCTTTGGTAACGGTGCTACTGCTGAATATGTTGGTCGTAATGCTTTGGATAAAGCATTTCTTGACCGATTCGTTAGCCTCAACATTGATTATGATGCCGACATTGAGCAAGCCATGCTTGATTCTGTCAAGGGACTTGACGGAAACATCGGAACCCATTGGCTCCAAGTTGTCCGAAAAGCACGAGCCAATGTGTCAAACTATGGCTTAAAGGTTGTGGTTTCGCCACGAGCCACACTTGCTGGTGCCAAGTTGCTCCGAGACAAGAATGTTTGGACTATGGCAGAAGTTATGGAATCTACGATTCTTTCTGGTGTCAAGGATGACCAAAAGGCTAAAATCATGGAAGGTATAACCCTCAAGTAGAGGGTCATACTTTCTAATACAATCGCAACTACAATTTACTGGAGGTAAATTATGCAACCCAAAACATACACAACAAACAAAGTTCAGTTCACTGAATTTGACTCGCTAGGGGACTTCATCCGCTACGCCAAGGACAACCCAACCCCGAAGGATTCCAACCGTGAAAAGATGGGTAGTTTTAACTACACCGATAATCTTAATGAGGCTTGTAACCTTGCTTTGCATGGTTGGGATGAGATTCGTGCCGAAGTTGACGCTCAACTAGATGAACTAGTTGAACATATTAACGATGCGTTTGGTGAATTTTATGTCTCCGAACATTCCACTAGTGGAGCCTTTGTTGATATGGGTCGTTTCGTAACTGGTGAACCTGAATGCATGGTGTCGTTCGTTTCAGAACCACAAGCCCGTATGGGTCGTGTTGTCAAAATTGTTATGAACGCTGTAGTTAGTGGTCATGTCAACGCCGACTTAATCAAAAAGCGTGGCATAGCCATTCTTGCTTTGGTTGACACAATCCATAAACTCGGCGTAGGCATTGAGTTATGGTGGGAAGAATCCATGACTGGTGGAAAACAAGAGTTTTCTACTCTCATAAAGTTACATTCATCAGAGGAACCTATGGACATTAACTCGTTAATGTTTTCACTGGCTCATCCTGACATGCTTCGCCGTTTGCAATTCTCAGTGCAAGAACAACACAAAGAATGGAAAGCACAAGGTGCTTACAGTGGTGGTGGCTACGGTCATATTCACGATTTGTTCTCTCCTGCCAATTGTGATTATGATGTTACAGTTGAGAAACTACAAAATGGCGACCAAAAAATCGTCGCAGATACTCTGCAATGGGTATTGTCAACAGTTCAAGGCTTGGGTCTTGTAGAGGAAGTGAGTGCGTAATGATACAGGAAACACCAACATACATGGCTTATAATGCTGACTTGGGAGGTTGGGCTTTCAGTCCTAGTTACATAACTGGTGCAAACATCGTTTACGATGTTTCGCATTGGTCATGGGAAAACATCTCAACCTTTATGAGTTCCATACCTGAATCTTCTAAGATTGACTTCTTAGAAGCAAACGGTGTCCAAGTGGCTAAAAAGCCTGAAAACATTGGGTAATTATGAATTACCACAAAAATGACCTCAGTGTGTCCGCTGCCTGCTTAGTGCTTATGTCGTTCTTAATGTATTGTTCATACGCTGAACTTGCAGACATAACATTTTGGCAGTCAGGAATCATATCCATCGTGTTCAGTCTCGGTGTGATAGTATTAATAGCCAAAGGCTGGTTGATGGCTGTCAAGGCAGTTATTACCGACTACAAATTTCACAACAACAGAAAACCTTAGGAGGTTTTAATTATGAAAAAGCAAGACTTCATTTATGAATGTCCCCGATGTGGCTTGACGGTCAACTTGTTTGAACAACGACTAGCATTATCTAGGTTAGATAACAAAACTGGTGTTTGTTCATTATGTGGTCAAGACGAAGCGTGGGAAGCATTCACTCTTGGCAGAGTGATTGACTGGCGTACAACAGATAAAGAGTACGAAGTCACTTTCACTAGAGAAATTGTTTACACAACTAAAGTGATGTTGCCTAGTTCTTACGACGACAACGACGACATTCATGGCATCATTACAGACATGGTGCATGACAGTATTCAGAATGACAATAGTTTCTTCCTTGATGGATGTGCTATCGTTAATGAAGAATTTAATATCCCACAAGACATTGTGGTGGTCTCTAAATAAACAATCGTTGCCTTGTTGGTACAAGTATCCACAGACAGCAAGGCACTATCGTGTCGTGGGTTGAGAAAAAAAATCAACTCATGGCACGATGACCAGAACCCAAACAATTAATAACTGGAGGTTATTATGTCAATTAAAATAGGAATGTTCCTACCGTGTGGTTCAGGAGTTGAACCCGAACCAATCTTCATAGAAGATTATAATTCAATCCAAGATGCCATCGGTGGTCACTTTGATGTGGTCCGCCATGATGTCCACGACAACGGTGAACATAAAGGTGTCATTGTTGGTTATGTCAATGATGAAGGCTTGTTGCTCGGTCAAGAAATGAACTTTCTTGCCACGAACTTATTCAAGCGAAACCTAGTTGGTGATTGTGTAGTCCTTTGGGGTACTTCACCTAACGGTGCTTATGACGGTGATGATTACGACATGCCTGATTTCATGGTTGAATATATTCAATCGGAACTGCTGGAATCAACTAGCGAAGCGTACAATCAAAGTATGGTTATGGGTATGGCAGTTAAATACGCTGTTAAGCATGGTTATGTTTCATTGGATGGTGCCAAAGACATCGCTAATCGTTTGCATCAAGCATCGGTGCGTGGCAACAAAGATGAAGTGGTTTCCACTTGGAAAGAAATGGATGCACTTATTAAGTGGGTCGCTGAACATGCGGAAGATAACTCGTCAGACATGGATGAGTTCATTATGGAAATGCTAGACGAGGAGGATTAATGTCTATTAATCAAGTTAAAAAACCAGTGAAGAAAGCGGGGAAGCGTAAGGCTTCCCCGCAACCCATGACATATAAATCAGGGATTTATGAATGTCCTAAATGTCACACAACGATTGAGATATTCGTGAAAATGACATCACCACCTGCATGCCACAATCACTACCTCAAAGAGTTTGCGATTATGGCACCGAAGAAAAAGGTTAAGGAATGACGGAGTGGCTAGGGTGTGGTGTGTCCACACATGATGAGTATTGTTTATGTGATGTTATCATCACTGCCCCTCTTGTCCCAATGACGGAGTGCGTCCGTGACGGTGTGACCGACATGTTTATGGGAGAGGAACTCGTTGCTCTTAGAGGCTACGAAGGTGATTGGGACCGTTACAAAATCCTTAATTATTTTGAGGATTTGGTTACATTTTGGGATGCTTGGCATGCTGGTTTATCTCCTGATTTTGTTGCTACATCCTTAGGGGATGTGCCACCTTTGTTTCTTGAACACGAACCTCAACTTTATGTAAAGTGGAAACAGATTCGTGTTAAGGTGCAGTATTGCATGGACAGATTTGACGAATGTCTCGTTGACATTCTGAAGCACATAAACATTTCTGCTCAGGAGTTCGCTGATGCTGTGTGTATCGCTAAAGCAGGGAGCGATTGGGATTATGATAAGGTGCAGAAATTGGATGAGTTGTTTATGAAAACGAACCTTGTGTTTGTTGACATTGCTAGGGAAATGGATTTGTCTGTGAACATTATAGACGGGATGCGTAAATACTGGCAGCCGAGGCGAACTCGCCTTGGATTCACTGGCGAGAATCAGGCGAAAATCTTTTTCAAGCAGTTATGTGGTGACTTAACCTTATCTAATAAACAGATTGTAACTATGGTGGAAGATGCCTATGGTGTTAAGTACAGTACAGGTGCAATTTCTAAATGTAGGAAACGGATGATGTCATGATGTCACGATTGCATGGACAAACCCGTACCATTGACTATTGTCCATGTATTATTGCTATTGTTAATGGGGACTACCCTCGGAGGAAAATATGAGATTTGATAAAGAATCAAAAATAGTTTATGTACGCCAGTCTTGGTTGAATGATTTAATCATTTGTCCTGAACGGGCAAGATTAAAACTAGTACGACCAGACCTGTCTGGTCCGTCTGACGCTACCATTATGGGAACTGCGTTGCATTATGGAATTGAGCAAGTGCTGGCAGGTGCTAAGGCTTCTGCACTTGGCACCATTGCTCTTGAACATTGGGAAGAACTAAAAGCGCAGCCCTATAAAGTTACAAACCTTGACCCTGATAAATCTGTCGGTCAGATTCTTGGAATGGCTGAAGCGTTCGTGGATGGTATTTTGCCTGAAATTCAACTTGGCGGTGACATTGAATACAAATTCAAATACCCAATGGGCATAACCGTTGATGATTGGGAAGTGTGGTGCGAAGGCACCATGGACTATTTACAGCCCGACGGCACAATTTGGGATTGGAAAACAGCATCCCGTACTTATTATGCCAAAGAAAAACAATCGCAATCCATTCAGGCAACTGTTTATTGCAGTGCAATGGTTTATGAAGGCAAAACGGCATATCCTGCGGATTTCCGTTATGGCGTTATGGTCCGTCAAGAAAAACCTAAACCACAAATCGTCTATATGGAACGCACAGCGGAACACGAGTCATGGCTGAAACACATGGTGCGACCTGCAATCCAGCAAGCCACCCGTGTCGGTGTTGTAGAGTCCAACTGGCTCATGAACGACACCACAGCGTTGTGCTCGGACAAATGGTGCCCGTACTGGTCTATGTGTAAAGGTGCACATATTTCAGACCGTGGTTTGTCCCTGCCTTTTCAATCCCCTAGCGTTACTATTTTTGACGCTAGTTGACATTTCTTCCATTAGTGCTGATACACTGATTGACGACTCTCCCCAAATAACACACCATAGGAGGTGTACCAATGGTCAGTAAAGACCAATCCATCATCATGCAGGTTGCGGCTAAAATCGCATCCGAATTGACACCCAAGACAGATGACATGTCAGCAAACA